ACCGCGTTCATCATCATGGCCGGCTGCTGCTGCTGGGCGTTGAAAGCATCCATCGAGGCCGAGTACTGGTCTTTGCCCGCCCCCGAGTAGTCGACCCCCTGCCCCGCGCCGGCTTGGTTGTAGCCCGCGAACTGGGGCGCAGAGACCTGCGTGCCATTCAAGATCGCATTGATCTCGTTGAGCGACATGCCCCTTTGCTGCATCATCTCGGTGAGCTGCTGCTGGCGCTGTTGATTCTGGAACTGCGCGGCCTGGAGTTGCTGCTGGAAGTTCTGCGCACCGGCCGCTTGCTGTTGACCGAAGGCCTGTTGCTGCTGACCGAGTCCAAACTGCGCACCCTGCATGCCCTGGCCGAAGCGTTGCGCCTGCATCTGGTTCCACAGGTTGCCCTGCGACTGTGCCTCGGAAGCCTGCTGCTGACGCAACCCCAGGTCCATCCCTTGAGCCGCCTGGGCTGCCGCCGTGCCCCCCGCGTACGCGCTCTGCTGCGCTTGGTTGTAGGCGTCGGTCTTCTGGCGTTGGAACTGATCCATGGCCTGCTGGTACGCGCTCGAGCCTGCGGTGATGCCTTTGTTCGCGAGCTGGGACTCGAGCTGCGACTGCTGCTGCTGCCACTGCGGATCCAGGCGCGAGGTGGCCTGCGTGTACATCGCGTTGTTGGCCTGCTGACGCGCCGCGTCCGCCCCCTGCACGCTTTGCAACCCCCCGTAGTTGTACTGATCCTGCGTCGGGCCGCCCTGGACTCCACCTCCATACGCGCCTGTGATCGACTGCAAATTGCCCGATTGCAGCGGGACATTGGCGTAGGGCGCCAGTGATGACCAGTCCATGGCCTGCCCATACTCCTGCTGCATGCGCGGGAGCAGCGTCGTGGCGAGCTGGTTCTTCTGCGTGGAGATCTGGTTCTGCGCATCGAGCTGCTGCTGCTGCTCGGGCGACAAGGTCGTGGTCTGCGTCCACTGGCCGTTGGGTTTGCCGCTCGCATCGGTGCCCTGCGACCACGTCATGTTGCCCCACGGATTGATCTGATTGACCCGGTTGGCCGTTGTCTGGCGATCGATGGCCTGCTGGGATGACTGGGCTGTCATCTCGGCGAGCTTGGTGTAGTCGGGGGCGGCCGGTGTGGACTTCTTACCCATGGCACACCTCCTTCAACGCAGCGCCTGGGAGCGCATCGCCTGCGAGAGCAGGGCCGGGTTGCGGGCATAGCTGGGGGGCTGCGTGGTACCCATCGGCGGTGCGGTAGCCGGACGGCCGCCCAAGGTGTTGGCGAGGTTCTGCGGGCCCATCGCGCTCCAGGTGCCGGTGTTCAACGCGCCGACCACGGGAGAGGCTGCACTCGATGCCTTGTTGCCCATGATGTGAGCCGGTGTCAGCGGCAGGGCGCTGTTGCCCATCTTGCCCAACGAAGCGTCACCGACTGCCTTGTCGATGCCTGGGGGGAGTCCAGAGGCCTTCTTCATGATCGTCTCCTAGTGCGGCCGCAGCCACCGGCAGTCCTTGCGGTGCATCTGCAACACGATGAGATCGCCATCCAGGCCTCCCCCTTCGATGCGATGCACTTCCTGGAACCCGAGGTGCTTATCGAACTTCAGCGCGGCTTCGTTGGTCGAGTCGACCAGGGCGAGCACGACCTCGCAGCCGGCCACGTTGAAGGGATACTCGAACGCTTCGCGCACGATGGAGCGTGTCACATACTCGGGACGAGTGATGACCGTATGCATGCAACAAGTCTTGCCGATGAATGAGTTGTAGCCCACTGCCACTGCCACATGCTCGGGGCGAGCAACATAGCCTTTGAATTCGTTGGGCACGTGCAGCACCCCTCGGAAGTCATCCGACTCGTGCAGTCCGAGTTCCCGATGAAAGTATTCCCACACCATGCGGGGGTTTGTCAGGTCGATCACAGCGGTCCTCCGGCATCGGTCATGTACTCCATCGCGGCGAGCGTGGTCTGTGCCATCGTCGAGAGAAACAGCGTCGGCGCCAGCGCATACCCCACCCCGGTAACCGTACGCCACTCACCAGAAGCGGTCTTGCCACCCGACCACAGGCCCTGATCCCACAACGCCAGATCCCACAACGAGCCGATCGTGCGCACGCCCGTGGCAGTCTTCGCTGTGGCGTCGATCGCATAGTCCACATTCATGCGCACGTTGTAGCCGGGGATGGCCTTGGCGATGAACTGCGGCCGGAACATCTGCGCGCGCTTCCGAACGGCCGGTGCATTGAAGTTGTTGAAGGCCGGTGTCAGCCGCGAGCGGATTTCATAGGCGCCCGTACCGTCGATCAGCTGGCCGTCGGTGTCGCCATCGAACACGCGCAGTACCCGCCCATCGGCCGTCCCCGAGTAGAACTGGTTCAGACGGCGCGAGAAGGAGTAGCCCGGAATGTCGAGCATGCGTGACCACGCCATGGTGTGCTGCTGGAACACATACTGGATGCGCTCGGAAACCGATCGCGCGGGCCGCGCGATGTGCAGCATCGCCATCGAGGGCACGTCGAGCAAAGCCCACCCGGGCGTGTTCAGCAGCGTCTGGAAGTCGTCGTTCAGAAGCGTCTGGATCTTGCGCAGCTGCTGCAGCAGATCGGTGCCGGCGGTGAGCACGTTGTCCAGGCCACCCTGCGTGAGCTGCGCGATGGGGATGACACCGTACTGCGTGAGGACGTAGACATTGCCACCCGAGGTTGTCCAGCAGCGCCGACCCACCGGAGGCTGACCGATGAACCACACGCCCACCTGATCGAAGTCCGCCGCGTTCGACGGGTCCGTCCCCGCGTAGATCGCGATGTCGCCGGCAGAACCCACCACAACCAGCCGATCATCGATGCCTGCGCCATCGTCTTGCGTCCAACTCGCGAGCCCGAGCACCATGCCGCCATGCTGCAGTGTGGGTCCGAAGTCGAAGACCTGGGCCGTCCCCGCGAACACGTCGGGCCCGAGGAACCACACCTCGCCAGAGCTGCGCTTGGTGAACATGAGCCGGTGCTTCCAGACCATCACGTGCGCGAAGAGTGCCGGATCCACGCCCGAGATCTGCCCCGCGCCCGTGCCCATCGCGTACTTCGTCCAGACGAGCCCGTCGTAGTAGAACGCCCCATCGGTCTCCGAGCACGCGATGAGGTATTGCTTGCCACCGCCAGCGGTGAACTGCGTATAGCTCATGTGGCCCGCATCGGTGGCCCCGGACAGCGCGATCTTGGCCGCCTTCCCAGTCATGTCACCGCCACCCTCGACGTCGAAGATGCCATGATCCAACGCCGCGAACAGGGTCGACGAAATGAGCGGGGAAGCCATCGAGCTCGGGGGCGCACTGGAGTACGGCATGATGGTCTTGACCATGGAGCCGTCGCCGATGTGTGTGGCGTACTCGCGCCAGCCCCCGCGCACCGTCAGCCCCAGATCGGAGGAGATCAGGTTGTCACACTCGACCGCGTCGGTGGGCGGCATGCTCGCGAACTGGCCAGTCGTATTCAAGCCCCGGATCGGCGGCGGAACGGACAGCACCTGCTGCGTCAAGCGTTGAGCGAGGCGGCGTGGTCGCATACCTAGAGCCCGTATCCAGTGTCAGGAACATTCATGCTCGATAGCAGAGGATCTCCTGCAGCGCAGGCATCAGTCATGAGCACGGGGGCGTCCATGTCGGCACAGATCGCCTGCTCCTCGATCTCGTTGTATTCGGCCTGGGCAGCGGTCGTGTCGAATCCCTTGGCCTGCAACCATGCGAGCTTGAGCTTGGCGGTGATGAGCTCGTTGTCGTAGACCAGGGCGTCGGCATCGCTGATGACCTTGTCGCGCCAGACCGCAGGGGTGACGGTGTCGTCACGCACCCAGGTGCGTGAGGAGTAGTCGATGAGCAGGGTCTGCGGCGTCGAGTAGTTGTTGAGCAGCTCGAACTGGTTGCCCCGCGTGCGGTAGACCACCGAGATCGTCGTCGAGCCCATCGAGCGAGCACGCAGGCAGGCCCATTGCGCGGCATTGGCCGGACCCGCCAGCGGCAGCGTGGACGTCGTGTTCCAGCCGGTCAGGTTGTAGAACGAGTCCCAGTCGTCGGGCATGTCGTACAAGGTCTGGCCGGGCACCGTGGTGAGCGTCCAGGTCTTCTGCAATGCTTGCCAGCGGTGCGTGGAGGTGGGCTTGACGAGGCGGCGTCCGCACCAATTCAACAGCCCCAGCATCTGCTGGGCAGTCTCATCATCGGGGGCAGCAGCCGCCGCCGACGGCACAGGAAGGGCCAGGATCGCGCAGGCATCCTGAATCACTGCGAGAGCGATAGGCCACTTCGACGACGCCATACATCACCCCCTATTGCTTCGCAGCAACCTTCTCGAGACGGCCGACGAGATCCTCGATGCGCTTGGCCTGATCATCGATGACATCCTGCATGCCTCTGAGCTTGACGTCCTGGTCTTCCAGGCGCTTGGCCTGCTGCGCGGCGATTGCCGAGTCTTTCGCCCGGGCGAGCCACGCCACCGCGTTGTCCTTGAGTGTGCGGAACCCCGGCGCCTTGGAACACACGTCATCGCGCAGGCCGGCCATCTGCTCCACGGTCTTGATCCCGAGATAGGTGAGCTCTTCGACCTGGGCACGCGAGCAGTACGGCCAGTCACGCAGGCGCGTGCCGGTGAGTTGATCATCGTCCTTCTTGCCGTCCCTGAACATCTGATACTGCTGTGGGAAACGGCGGCGATCGTCGGCGGTCACCGGTCGGTCGATGATGTTGTTCTTGTCGCCCGGGATCATGATGCGCACACACTCGACGTCATCCACGATGCGGCGGCCCTCGGCCAGCGTGCGCGACTCGTTGTCGAGGGTGCCCATGTAGAAGACGACGAACAGTTGATCGTCGCCAGCGTTGGGGCGCGTGAACAGACCGATGTCGGAGTCAAAGGTTTGCATGGTGTCTTCTTCCGTTCAGGGGGCGACGGCCCACACTTCATCACCGGCCACGAGCGCGCGGCTGGATTGGTTCAGGTACGTCCCGGGGGTAACGGCAGCACCGATGGCAACCGGGCCGGTCGCGATGACGCGGCGAAAGGTCTTGTTGGCGGCCGGAGCGATCATCGAGGTGGGCGTCGCGGCAGTGCCGATGGAGACCGTGATGGTGCCGCCCGTGCCTGCGCCGGGGCTTGCGCCTGTGGTGAACTCGACCCCATTGGCGACAGTGAAGGTCGGCGCAGAGGTGAATCCCGCACCCGGGCGCAACACCCTGACCCAGACGATGGCCCCACCACTGATGGCGAACTCCACCGAGGCCATGCCAGCAGGCTGACCACCCCCGGCCGATTGCACCCGGTAGCGCCCATTGGTGTAGCCCGAGCCGGCCACGAAGGTGGTGGGTTCAATTACGACGGAGCCCAGCGCGGTGGCGCCTCCGATCCAGGGCAGAACGTAGTCGTTGTTGGCGTCGACGGAGAAGTCTCCGATGGCGTCCGGCCCGCTGACCAACGGTCCCAGGCCAATCCCCGAGCAGGCACCGGCGCCGGGCGAACCCGGGGTCTGCGGATCGAATGATCCGGTGTGCGAAGAGGTGGCGTTTGCCATCATGCGTCCTTCAGGTGATGCAGCGGATGCCGGGGGTTGTCCAACGCGCTGCGGTAGCCCTCATGCCAGGACGGCGGTGCCTCGCGGCCCTCCACCGACACGCACCCCAGGTTCGAGGCATCGGCCGGCAGCTGTTCCTCGGGCTCACGGGGTTCGTCAGGTGGCATGTCGGGGATATCGTCGGGTTCCTCGGGCGGCACGGGCGGATGGTTGGTGACTCTGGTCATGGTGTGTGCTCCTTGAAAAGGCCCCGACGACATACGCCGCCGGGGTATGGCCCACTGCGATAGGCGAAGCTTTACGGGCTAATGAGGCGGCCCTGGAATTGCGCACCCGAACAAGTCATTTGACCGGCCCAGCCGATCACCTGGACCGTCGCGTCCTGGTTGGTGGCATAACGCTTGCCCGGGTCGAGCGGCACCATGTTGCGGTCAGCATGCGGTCTCCAGAAGATGTACTTCGTGTTCAGGAAAAAGGCAGTCTTGATCGGAGCGAAGCCCCCGATACCCCCATCCAGTACCACATCGGCATCCATGTAGGCCACGGAACTGAACCCCAGCTTGGCGGTATCGGTGCCCGTGAAACGCTGCTGGGCCTGCAGCGAGGCGAGGTAGATGCCCCACATGAACTGGTCGACGACGATGAGGTCCGGTCGGTCCATGCCGCGAACGAGCGAGCCATACATCGCGTTCCATGCGTCCTGAACAGTCGCCTTGTCCAGCGTGGCGCCGGCAGTGGTGGTCTTCGATCGCCAGAACGAAAATGTCCCACGATCGATACCCCCATAGGTACCAGTGGCCGGGTTCACGGGAACCATTGCGTTGAGTCCCGTCACCTGCTTGCCGCCAGCGGCCGTACCGTCGGAGTACACCCCAGCGGCCAGCAGGTTCATCATCGAGGACTCGGCCACACCGAGGCGGCCTTGCAGCAGATCGATCATCTGCTCTTTGCCCGAGTTCTGGAGCTGATCCAGACCCGAGATGATCACGGGACACGCGGCCTGCTTGAGTGAGTACTGCGCCGCCGAAATCACGTCCTGGATCTGGATGGGCAGCAGGTCGTACCCCGAGTACCAGCCGACGTTGCCGTTCTCCGCGAAGGTGATCTCCTCAAAGATGAGCGAGCCACCGGAGATGGTGCGGGTGTTGCCACGCGTGTCCAGGCGACGCAGCAGCGCGTTGTTCTTGGTGACGTTGTCGGCCAGCTTCTTCGACCGATTCTCGATCGTAGTGGCGACGATGTCGCTGACGTTGGCGAATGCCATAGGAGCCTCCGGTCAGGGAAGGGGGTGGGGTATGGCACGCGCGCAGATGGCCCCACAGGGTTCCGCGTGTTGCGCTGACCGGATGGCCCCGGACGTCCCGGGGTTCCAGGGTGACTCGCTCGGGTCTTAAGGGCCGCCGTCCTCGACGCCGTGGGAATCGAAAGCTGCTTCGAGTGCGGAGCGCATCGAGTCGTCGCGTGGAATCGTGGCCCCGCCCGGGGTCGACTCGCTTCGGACGCTGACGGCTGCTCGCTTCGCGCGAAGGACAGCTCGGTTGCGTACGCCGGCAGCGGCCGGCGCGCGCTTCGCAAGGATAGAACTGATCTCGGGGTGCATCAAGCAGGCCTGGGTATAAATGCGCTCCAGGTCGATCTCCCGGCCCTGTTTGGCGAGCACCTCCACCATGTCGGCCATCTGCGCGGCGACGTCGCCGTAGAACTCGTGCCCCTTGGCGAATTCGGCCAGCCCCTGGCGCATCTCGGCATCTTCGCGCTGGGCGTTCTGGGCGAGGAACTCCTGCTGCTGGGCGAGGAACTGGTCGAAGCGGGGGTCGTGGAACTGCTGCGGCTGCAGGGGACCGGGGCCAGTGGCGCCGGGGGGCAAGCCCGCGAGCATGCGGTCGACGAGACTGATGTCCACGCCGTGCTGGTTGATGATGGAGGTCACCAGGGCGGCCTTGTCGACCACCGAGCCCACGCGCATCGTCGCCGCCATGCTCATCAGGTTGTGGACGGCCTGCAGCGGGTTGGAGTTCTCCGCCGCGATGAAACCCTCGAAAGGCCGTACCACGCGCTCGAACGCATCGACGAACTGCCGCGCCTCCGCCGTGCCTTGCAGGACGCGCCCCATCTCCGATTCGCGACGGTGGATCTCGGCCTGGATGGCGGGCGGCCCCTGGGCCCACCCTTCCCGAGCCGCAGGCGTCCAGCTCGCGGGCGCTTTCAAGGCCTCTGCAGGCGCTTCGGCCGCACGGGGGGCACCTGGGGCCTGGGGGGCCGCCTCGACGCGCTCTGGCGCTTCTTGCGGGGCCTTGCCGGGGGTGAAGCGTCCGTACTCATCGCGCGGGCGGTCGCCGGCCGGCCGGTGGGTCTCATCGGTGGGCTCGACAGCGTCATCGAAGGCGGCCTCCAGCTCATCGTGGAGCGACAGCTCCTCACTTTCAGCGCCGGTTTCGGGGGTGCCCCCATCGGGGATGAACTCGTTGACTTGTGCCATAGATGTCTGTCCGATTCACGTGAAACTTGCACGGGTGCCGAGAGGCCATTTGCGCGAAAATCGGGGCATGACGAACACCCCCCACCGTCTCTCGGAATACGACAGCGCCGGCCAGCGCGCCGAGCGCTTGATGAACGACATCGTGGCGGCGGTAGAGCGTGCGCGCAGCGAAGGTGGCAACGGCGAGCCGAGCACTGAGCTAGAGCTGCAGCTCAACAGCATTGAGCGGGAACTGCACCGGCTCATGGGGTTGCCCCTTCCAGCTTCGCGCGCCTGAGCTGCTCGACGATCGGCATCACGCGGTCCAGCGTGCGCTGGTCGATGAGCTGCCCCGGCATGCTCAGCGTGTTGACCCCTTCGACCGGCGCGCCCAGGCCGCCAGCGACGATGCCGCGCAGCGCGGGTGAGGCCACCCCGTGCGGGATCTGGGCGAGGTAGCGCGCGATCTCCGAGGGGGAGCCGAAGTCGGCGGGGGTCTGGGTGTCGGCCATGGCGTGTTCCTAGCCCCCATGTCGGTGGAGCGCGTCCACGAGATCGGCGGTGCGGGTCGGGTCCACACCGGCCATGCGCGCTTCGCGTTCTCGAGCTGCCTGCTTCCAGGTCTCGGTGTAGTCGTCGATCGTGGTGTAGCCGTGGGCCTTCATGTACGCGCGGTGCTTGGCCCGGGTCGAGATGTCCGAACCGTCGGTGGCCTTCAGGCCGTCATAGATCGCATCCGAGGTCAGGAAGTCGAGCGCGCGTGTGGGGTCAGGCGCGGTGAAAAAACGCTGCATCGGCTGCTCGTGGCACTGTGGCGGCACATAGTCGGGTGAGGTGTATGCCGCGAGGGAGGCCACCGTGTCACGCACGACACCGCAGACCGGACAGCGAAACGTGTAGGTAGGCATCACTTGCTCCTCGGTGCGTAGGCCCGCGCCTGTTGTTCGTGAAGCTGTTGCGCGTATTCATCGGCGAGCTCGGGGGAAGCGAACATACCCAGGTGCTGCCCGGTGCGCCGATAAGTCTCGATGGCCTCGCGCTCGCTCATGATCCGACCATCGTTGGACACCATGGGAATCAACACCTCGGGGCCGCCATCCATGTTGACCGACATCGAGCGCACTGTGCTGATGGTGCCGTCCGGGTTATGTACCGTGGGGCGACGGCCGAGGTCGATATTGCCCGGGCGCACCAGTCCCTGGGGCGAGCCCACCATATAGCGCGTGGCGTCGTCGCGCATGAGCTTGGCAATGACGGCGGGGTCCACTTTCATTCTCCTCGATCGGCCGCGAGCAGCTCACGCGCACGGTCCGCATCGGCCTGGGCCAGGGCGATCTCGTCGTTGCAACGCGCGATGAGGGCGGTCGAGGGTTGGCCCAGGCGCGCGAGCTGCGTCTTCTGTTCCTGCCACACATGCAGGCGCATCAGCGCATCGGTGAGTGCATCGGCCGGCGCGAGCGGATCGCGGGGGTCCGGAACCACGGACTCGGGCGGCAGGGGCTGCAGCCGGCGGCGGTAGTCGTCGCTCATCATCACTGCACCCCTGGCATGGGCATGGGCGGCATCCCCATTCCTTCAGCGCCGGAGATGGTGCCGTTCGTGCCGTAGGGCTGCGGACCACCCGGGGGGATTGCACCGACACCGAAGGGGTTGGGGATGCCAGGAATGGGCACGTGGGGCTGCGCGGCTTCGCCGGCCTGGAGGTTGATGGGAGGCAGGAGCGCGGCTTCCTTGGTCGTGCGGATGGTCTCGGCGTCGGCCTTGCCTGCCTTGCTCTTGGATTCCTGCGCCAGGGCGAGGTTCTTCTGATCCTCGGGGCTGGGTGGAGGAGGCGGCGGGGGCGGAGCGGCGGCCTGGGCCTGGAGCTGCTTGGCGGCCTGATCGAGGACACCCTCGATGGACTGGGCCCCCTTGAAGCCGGCAGCGGCCCACTGCAGCAGCTGGATCAGGAACGAGCCCACCATCGGGGACTCCTTGGTCACGGGGCCAGCGGCCATGATGTAGTTCGATGCAGCGCCCAGGAATTCGGTGCGGGCTTCCTTCTCGGCGGCCCAGTCGGGCGCGGCCAGCGAGTCGGCGGTGACGGTGATGGAGTACATCGAGGTGCCGAAATCTTTCAGCAGCGCCACGGCTTGCTGGGCCAGGGGCGCATCGGGCGTGTGCTCGATGAGGGAGCGTTTGATGATGGTCTCGGGCGAGAACACGTTGGCGATGATGTTGGCGCGGATGCGCATGGTCTCCGAGACGAAGCGGGCCACATCGTTCTGGAGGTTGGCAAGCCGGGCCCCGCCGTACTGCACCTTCAGCTGCTGTGCCGTGGCGGTTTCGGAGGCGAGCGAAGAGCCGCGCATGATGTCGGAGATGCCCATCACCTCGTACAAGTCATGCTGCAGCTGCTGCTTGCGCGTGGTGAGCTGGGTGATGGCATTGACGAACGCCTCGATCGGCAGCCAGTCGATGATGCCCTTCATGCCCCCCTTCTCCGAGAACGCCGTCCAGTTCTGCACCGGGATGAGCTGGTTCTCCACGCCCATTTCCAGCAGATCCTTGGCCGGGCCGGCACTCTGGTCGTAGACCCCCACCGCCTTGACCGCTGCGGTCAGGCGCGCCAGCCGGGCATTGATGCGATCGAGCTCGATGTACAAGTCCTTCGCCATCATGTAGTCGGGTCGCGGCAGGAAGGCCTTGGTCAGCGTGGTTGCCACACAGGGCATCGGGCACGGGAAGAAATCATCGAGCTCCAGCGGATCGGGCTTCGTGTCCAGGAGGTACTCCAGGCCTTCGCAGACCCAGTACACGGCGTTGTCGGGCCGCGACCAGATCTCCCAGACCGCCGCCTGCCGGTACGGCGTTGCCTTCATCGGGTCGAGCATGGAGTCCGAGTAGATGTCACCCGACTTCGTCGTGGGGCTGCGCGTGAGCATGGGCACCTGCGAGACCTGCTCGGGCGAGAGCTTGAAACGCTCCATCAGGCGCCGACGCGTCATGTACACCCGCCGAGCCACCCAGCGACATTCACGCCAGCGTCGGCACGGGGAGTAGCGGAAGTCGGCCCAGTACACGAAGTCGACCTCGGCCTCCTCGCAGATGAGTGTTTCCTGCGGCACGGTGGCCGGCGCGCCGGTGGCCGGATCCACGGGGGGCTGGCCGGTCATCGGATCGGGCGGGGCGGGCACCTCGGTGGACTCGATGTCGCAGTCGTAGCGGCACCAGATCTGACCCAGCCCGGCAATGAAGCGGTCGGCCACGGCGTCGCGCATGGCAGCGGCGGTATCGTCCCATTCTCTTTCCATGTCGCCGTTCAAGATGCGCTGCATCATGAGCCCGGCCACACGCGCCACATCGTCGTCGTAGTCGTCGAACTTGCGCTTGACCTCGGCCTTGGGCAGGCGCCCATAGATCGCCGAGAGGATGACCTGCACGTTGGACCAGTAGATGTTGGTCTTGCCCGTGTAGCTCGCGCGTGAGCCTTGCGAGGAGCCATCATCGATGTACTTCTTCTCGCAGCTGGCCGCATCGCGGTGGAAGGTCTCCATCCACTTGTGCGCGGCCTGGAGCTCGGTCAACCAGCGGCGCGCCTCGCGGCCCGAATCGATGGGCTGGCCCTCGGGCGGGTCGTCCTCGTCCAGGCTGCGCGTGCCCCAGGCGGGGTCGTCGACGGTGTTGGTCGCGCCCATACCCGACACCCTATGCAATCAGGCGTGAGCGGCGCTGACGCTCTTCCCACAGGTCGTGCAGCGTGAACGGGTAGACCCGGCCATCGGTCATCGTGGCAGCCACGTGGTCTTGCGGGGAAGGCTGAGGCACCGCGAGCTCGCGCACGACCTGGGCACCATAGGAGAACGCGTCGGCACCGTGCGAGGCCCAGTTGTGGTCGGGTTCGGCAGAGAAGACCTTGCGTTCCTCGTCGTACTTGAACGACCATGCCCGCAGCACCTCGAGCCCGCGCGCGCACGTCGTACGGTTGATGGTGCACCGAGGTAGCACCCAGCGTGCGGCGTTGATGCGGTCGCCGATTTTTGCCTGGGGGACCACGTGGCAGAGGGTGGGGAAGGCCTGCATGAACTGCTCGATGACCGAATGCTTCGACTGGAAGGTGCGCGCCTTGGCATCGTGGGGCAGATGCAGCTCGTGAAGGGGGTGGCCGCGTTCCTTGATCCGCGTGATCCATTCGCCCGCATCGAGCCCCGTGGCTTCGTCGTAGTCGAACAGGTGCCAGCCCCCGTGGCGCGCTTCCCACCACCAGAACGCTGCCGCATCGCGATAGCCCAGGTCACACGAGACGATCACGTGCGCATCGGCCGAGCGGCCTTCATCAACCAGCTTGCCATCGCGCTCCAGAGCCGAGATGTGCTTGCCCAGGATGGCCCCGACGTTGGCCGCCGAGAAGTCCACGTAGTACTCCTGGGCGATCATCTCCTCGGGCATGCCCACCTTGCGCTCGAGCGCCATGTCTTCGGCCGTGAGGACACCGGTGTGCGTGATGGGCATGACGGCCCAGAATGCCCCGGACAGGCCCTTGGCGATCTGCAAGATGTCCCAGCCGTGGTTGTAACCCCGGGGGGTATAGATGAACGAGACCGAGCCCTTGTTCTCACGCAGGATGGGTCGGGTGTAGTCATAGGCCCGGGGATCGGTGACGGCCCACTCCGAGAACGTGATGTGCAGCGGGGAGGCGCCGATGTTGGCGTTGAAGGTGTCCGCCCCCACGATCTGCACGATGGAGCCGTTGCACAGCTCGATCTTCATCTCGTCTTCGATGCGGCGCTTGACCAGCAACGGCGGGAAGGTCTGGCTGATGAGGTTCTGGCCTTCGCTGGTGATGTTGTCCCAGACCGCCTTGCGGCCCTG